TACCATAGCAGCCTGTGTCATAATCTTTGAACTTTGATCATTACCACCAAACCATGAGTTTCTTTTTTGCCATTGAACAGCTCTTCTATCTGGAACAGGTGCTTTTTCTTCTGGCTTACTAGCAGTTTCTTCAGCAGAAACTTTTTTAGTTGTGGAAGTTTTACCAGCTCTTTGTTCGTATTGCTTTACAATTAAGGCTTCAGCTTTTATAGAAGCTAATTTATCTGTTGCTTCTATTTCTCTATCTACATCACCTTGTGCTTTAGCATCTTTTAAAGTAGCTAGTACTTCTTTTTCTTGAGCTTTTAGTCTATTACCATATTGCTTTACAGCTTCTAGTTCAGACTCAGCGGTTCTACCTGCTAGTTCTTCACGCTCTTCTTGAAACTTTTGTTTTTCTTTTTCAAGTGCATCAAGCTTTTCTTGTAGTTCTTTACGCTGTTTTACTAAACGCTTTATGCGTTTTTCAGCTCTTTTGCCATATATCTTTTTGTCTTCAGATTCTTCTTCCTCAGATTCAGTTTCTGTTTCGGCAGGTTCTTCTTCCTTTTCAGGCTCTTCATCTACCTCTTCTTCTTCCTTTTCTGTTTCGGGAGTTTCTGGTTCTGGAGCTGGCTGCTCTTCAGCTGGGCTTTCTGTGTGCCCCTCTTCATCTATCTCAATCTCAAGTTCTTCCTCTTGATTAAGTTCTTCTTTTTTTGGGTCTTCTATCATTTATACCTCCGTCAGTTGCGAACTGCGTTTTACGCTATGTGCAATATAATACCACATTTTGTGGTCATATTGCAAGTGCTTATCTATGCTTTATTTTATCTGGTTCAGGAACTATAGCAACGACTTCATCATCATTTATGATAGAATAATCTTCATTCTCATATTTAAATTTAAGTCCTACATACTTACCTGTTAAAACATAGTCTCCTACTTTACACCATGTAGTAGATGATTTGTCCATATCTTTATAACATTCTGGACCCATATCCACAACTTGTGATACTACACACGCAAATTTAGCTAACTCTCTAGTTTGATCTGATAAGAGTATTCCGCCTGATGTAGCTGCTGGTGGTTCCCAAGGTTTAAGTAACATACGATAACCTTGTGGTACTGGTAGTTTATTCATCTGTTCCTCCTGCAATATCTTTGTATAATTGCTTATACTCAGTTTCTAATCTATCAGACATATCGTTTAATGTCTGACCTATGCCTACTAAAAATTTGTAGCCAGCATAGTCATCAGTACTACCGCTAAGTAGTTGCTGATTATTGGCTTGAATTGCTTCAGCCAAAACTTTTTGCATACGTTCTTTATATACTTTAACTTGATCTAACATTTATTCTCCTGTAAAAGGGGGCACCTTTATAGCACCCCCGAAAGTGAGATTACTTAATGTCGATAATCTTTTCCTTTTTTTCTTCAGGAATTATCTTCTTAAGTTTAACACAAAGTAATCCATCTTGCAACCCTGCATCTTCTACCACAAAGTCATCAGCTAATTCAAACTTTTTAGTAAAGTTCTTTTCAGATATTCCTTTATGTATAAGTTCTTTTGAGTCTTGCTTATCTTTCTTTTTACCTGTAATCGTTAAAGTATTTTCTGCATACTTAACTTTTACATCGTCTTTGGTAAAACCTGCAATAGCCATTTCGATCTCATAGTTTTCAGAGTCTACTTTTTTTATGTTGTATGGTGGGAATGATGTGTACTCGAATGAGTTCATCCTCTTGAATATATCATCAAATCCTATCCAAAACGGATTGTATTGTTCTAAGCTTGTCATAATATACCTCCTTTGCAAGCGAAGTTTACTAGCTCCTTACGGCAGCTATAGTTATTATATAGTAACTATTTCTTAGATGTCAACCCCGATAAGGGATTATTTAAAGCTTTATCTATCTTTAAGTCAAGACTTTCTTCTAATAATTTCATCTCATTAAGTAGTTCTCTGTTATCTTCTTTTTGTCTGTCTTCCACGTCATTTACAACCTCAGTTATGTGTCGTATGTCTCCGTTCATTTGACGTAAATCAGCTTTCATATCTGAACGCATATCACGGGCTACATCTGATATTATGGTTATTTCTTGAAGTATCATATCTATCTCTGATTTTAATACTGCTATACCTTCATCATATTGTGAAAGGTCTGGCTCAGTATATAAAGTTATCTTTTCTTTCATATCAAGGTAATCCTGATAAAAAGTAAAACCAGTCCATGCAGCACCACCTAGTGCAGATAAAAGAGTAAGGATAGCAAACACCTTTCCTCCAGATACTTTCATTCCGCTATATTCAATACTGGGCATTTATTATATCCTCCATTATTTGTCCTTGTTCTGCTATAAATAGATCACCATATTGATCATCTATTGTTTTATTTAAGTACTCATTAACATTTGTATCTTGTATTGTTGACTGAGTATCAAAAAATGTTTTAGTATTACCTAGTATTTGCATTACAATTAAAGTTTTCATTTGATTAGATTCATCATATCTTGCTTTATCATCCATCTTTTTTACTATTTTAGTTGCAGCTTTTTCTTTTGCACTAGGTTCTTTTACAGGTTCTTTGGGTTCTTCAACTTCTTCCTGTTGTATATCTTCTTGCTCGGTACTATCTTCAACTTCCATAACGGGTTCCTCAGTAGTTTCGCTATCGGGTTCGGTTGTTTCTTCTTCTGTTGGTTGTTCATCTACTGTCTCTTCTAATTGTGCTACTTCCATTTCCATCTCCATCTCTATTTCCATTTCAGCTTCTACTTCTATGTTAGCTACTTCTGGTTCAGGAATGTCTATTTCAAACTCTTGTATTTCTAATTCTACAGTTTCATACGATACTTCTTCTTGCTGTGGTTCAATAGGAACAAATTCTATTTCACCTGCATCATCTAAACTAATATCGTTATATTCAAATACCTCTTCTACAAACTCTATTTCTATAGGATCAAATATATTTAAATAATATATTTCTTCTACTGTTGTTATCTGCTGTGTAATAATTGTATTTATAACATTATAAAATACATTAACAGTTACATCATCAAATAAAGGTCCGATACTAAGATTAATATCTCGCCCTCCTACTTCAACAGTTATCCTATTTAAAACACCACTGAAATCGAAAGACCCACTGTATGACTGGTAACCTGATGCAATGCCAGATTCAGACAAGATATCAGTGCCTTGAAAGACTGTGTTAGATCCATTACGTCCTGTAATGTGCATGTATATTCTATCTTGAGCATCTCGTTTATCTACTTCTATTGTATATTTTACCTCACCACCTTTATCTATTTCTAAATCAGAAATATTAATATTATTAATTATAAAGGTTGTACCCATACCTGGCACACCCATTGTCGAGGTGCTATTACCAGATCCAGTAATCTGTGCGCATCTATCTGCTCCTAGCTCTCCACATGTATTGCCAGTTGGCATAGAGGCAGGACCTTGACCTCCCCAATCCGTACGCATATCACCATCATCTTGGGTACCTACATAACCATTTGAGCTATCTAAAATATTACCTGAGTCTTCGTTAGTAACTGTTGTAGTTGTAGTAGTAGTGGTAGTTGTGGTAGTAGTTATTATTTCTGTGCCTTTGTCCTCTTCAGTAACAACAACATTTTCTTCTTCTGTAATTGTTACACCTGGAGTACAAAGACCTGTTACATCAGGTAAGCAATCTGCCTTAGAGTAAGAGTAGCATAGAAAGAGCCATAAGACCAAAATTCTTAAGAGCATCATTATCTCCTGTAGGTTGTTCCTCTACTTTTGCTTGAATATAATCTGCTTTGTATTTACTACCATCTGGAATTTCATCTGCATTATCTAACCAAGCTTGTTGTGCTTCACTTCCAATCATACCATTATATGGGCACGGAGTTCCTGCATCAGTCATTGCATCAAACACTCGCGGGTCTTGACATAAAACTGATACTGCTGCAACCTTCATTCCCATTGTGTATAAAGAACGAGACAGTTTTAAACTTTGGCAAAGTTCATCATCTACTAATATTCCTGTAGCTAAACCTAATACATTATTTTGTACACTTCCGCCAACACCCACTTTACATATGTCACTATTAGAATTAATTATGGAAGGAGCATTTGCTGTAGGTGGAGTTGAGTTAGTTACAACCGTGCTGGACACGGTATTCGTTTCAGCTTTTAGATCAACAACTATAGCTGTGAATGCAATAGTAAACCATACAAAAAATATAAACTTAAAATCTTTCACTACCACTTACTTCTATTAGCCCAGTAAGCTGCTGACATTTTTCCTTTTGCTATATTCTTTGCGTGTCGTGCTTTAAAAGATTTTCTTCTTGCTTTGTCTTTTGCAGTCTTTGGATTTTTACCAGCACCTGATACACCTTGTTGTCCATATCTAATTGTTTTAACTTTGTTGCCTTCTTTTGCTACAACAACATGAGATTTTTTAGGATGATTAGGAGTTCTTTTAGGTTTATTATAACCACTTACTCCCGCACGTTTTAGTCTAGGATCTGCAGCCATTACATCACATCTTTCTTAATCATTATCTTTGCATCTTTTATTCCAGACTTAGCCATGTCCATAGCATCTGCTGCCATCTTACGATCTCTTTCTAGATCTGTATTCTCATCGTTAATCATAACTTTGGCTTCTTCTAAAGACATTTCGTCTTGATGCTTTTTAGCATCTAATGCTAATTTAACTTTACGTAATTGTAATTCTTGTCTTTGTAAATCTAACTGTTGTTCTGCTGTGTCTTTCTTTTCACCAGACATAATTTTTTGTTTTTCTTCATCTAACTTCATAATAGAATCAGAAGCATTAGCTGTAAGTAACGCTACTTGATTTTCTAAGTCAGGAGGTAATGGTTGTCCTGACATCATAGCTTGAACTATTTGTGGGTCGCCTATCATTTGAGCCACCTCACCTCTATATTTCATAGCCATATGATCTTGTATGTGTGAAGATAAAGCTTGAAGCATTACAGTATTTTCTTTATACGCTACGTTATTAATCATAGCAGCGTGTGCTACAATGTGTGCATCGTGGTTTTGATCTTGTCTTGGAGCTAAAGGTGCCCCCTTCATAGCTGCCATATTTTCAGTAACAGGGTCAGCTGTTATAGGTTGCATACTTTGTTTTAAATATCTTTGTGGTTCATCAATACCCATAGCTGCAAACAGTTCCATACCAATTTGTTCCATGTTATATGCTTGTGGATTTTGTTGAGCTATTTGCATAATAGCATTTATCTTAGCAATCCTATGTGCTTCAGTTGGCATATTAGGATCTGATACTGGTAAGACATCAATTGATTTTAAATTAAAATCATTTCTAAAAACTTGCTGTGCACCACCTGCGACTTCATACGGGTACAGATCAGGAAGATACTCAAAATCTAGTCTCGCTAAGATTCGCAGGTCTTTGGATTGAGCGTTATGCAGACGCTTGTGCACAGCGCTGAACAACTTAGAACTCTGCTCAAGCAAAGCCATAGTTGTACCGACTGGACCATAGTTTGAAGCTTGGTCTACAATATTGTCGGTCGAGTCAGCAAACTCTTTAGCAGCATTTACTACATACTGCATTAAATTAAATAAAGTTCCTGAAGGTTCTTTAAATGGTAAAGGTTGTAATGATTTACCTAAATCACCTGCAGGACTGTTAACCTCTCTCCATTCACCAGGAGCAATAGGTTCATCTGGTGCTAATACTCTAAGTCCGTGAGCTTTGAAACCACCAGGTAAATTTGAAAATGTTCCAGCATCTATCAATTGTCTCATTGATGAAGTTGCTGTTTTAGTTAATCCACCAATTAAATGCAAATAACCATAACCATAAAAACCTAAACCAGGAATCATGTAGTAATGTGTGAAGTACATTTTCTTTTCTTTTTTCATGTCTTCAGCATTCCAGTTTTTTCTGATTGCTAAAATTTTTCCTTCATCAGTCATATGCACTACATAAGGAAGTTTTAAACCATCAGGATCTTCAAATCCTGGTAGATCTAAATTAACATGCATCTCTAAAATTTCTACACGGTCTGTATCTCCGTAAGGTTTTGTAACACCTAGTATTTCATCAGAAGAAGATTCTGCTGATGTCTCATCTATTTGACTTGAGTTAACATCTATGTCTGCAAAAGTTCCAGCCATTTGAAATTTTTTAATTTCATTCATAGACATTGAATACTTGTGAGTAAACCTTTCAGCGTTTTCTAAATCAGATGCATAGTAGTCTATATAAAAATCTTGTGCTTTAATATATTCAGTTCTTGGTCTGCCTAAATTAACATCCCAATATGTTTTCTTAAAAGCAGAACCATACAACGCTACATAAAATAATAAACGATCTAATTCAGGACCATACTCTGGCATTTGAATTTGTGTTTGATAGTTCATAAAGTGGCGCACACGATTAGCCTGCTCCATCTTTTGTTGTGTTTGTAAACCAACTATACGAGTACGTACTGGTCCTTCTGTAGGAAATAATTCTTTATAAGCTTTTGCTTGAAACTTTACAACTGCTTGTGATAACACTGGGTGTGATGATGCGCAAGCTCCTGGAAAAGGTTCATCACTATCTTCTGCTTTGAATCCTAATAATTCTATTCCTTCTTCTGCAATAGAATCATATTCATCTCTAGATTGTTTGTCTCTTTCAAATGAATCTTGTAATTCATTTGCAATAGATCCTAATTCTTTTTCATCAATAAAATCTACAAGGTTAGCATCATGCTGTAAAGTATCCATAGGACTTTTATCTTCATCAAGTATGCCTAAAGCTTTTGCTTCTTCTAGCATACCCTGATCTTCTAATGTAATTTCAGCTCCACCGTCAGGTGTAGCTATTACTTCATCAGCTGGTTTAACTGGAGATTCAGGCGATGTAAGATCTTCGCCCTCTAATAAGTCAAGTTGTTTTTCTACTATCATAAATCAATCCTTAATAATAACGTCTGCGTTTCCTATTATACACTGCTGACTCATCTAAGTCAAGCCATGAATTATCACTGTGTTCTAAGTAACCACCATTTCTAACGTATAATATTGCTTGTGTAACAGAGTCTACAATATCGTCATGGGGTCCTGATGGAAACTGTCTACACTCTTCTACAGTTTCTTTTGCCCAGTTTTTTAATAAAGGAGCAAAGATTCTAGAGTTGTGAAACAAAGAACTTACTGCGTATGCTCTAGCTACTTTGTCTCTATCAGGTTGATACTCTTGAATTGGTAAACCTGCTAATCTTAAATCTTGAATTAATGATTGACCAGAAGCTTTTTTCTCAATAACCACAGAATCTGGCTTGTGTTTTATAAATTTATCCACGGCTTTCTGTCTGAGTGTAGGAAAATCCCAGCGACCTTTCTCCATACCTAGTAAAACCATGTTAGCTAAACTAAGTTCATCTTTTTTAAATATACCCCACGTAGTAACTACAGAATAATCTGCTGTTGTTCTAGTAGAAAACGCAGTATCCCACGATTGTATTATAAAATCACACTGAGGAGGGTCTTCACTAGACCAATCTTGCCAATAATCTACCTGTATTATGCCCCCAGTTTCCGATGATGGGTTTTGTAAGTACAATGCATCAAATTTAAAAGCAGGTGTATTGTTTTTTGTACGTATTATGTCCTCTGTTGCCCAGCAAAAACCATTTTCACGGTCAGGTGCCTCCCAAAAAGAGTGACCTAACTTAGGTTTGGGGTAAGATTCCTGTAAATACCCTTGATCTATTAAAAAATTTCTAGCTTTTTCTAATTGTTTTGCAGATTCTGCAGTATTTATTGCAGGTATTCGCACAACAGACCACTTATCTGCTAGTGGTGACGCTTCTTGTTGCTTTAAAAGGTGACCAGCTAGGTCATTTTCGTGCCATCTTGTCATAACTAGTACAACTTTTCCGCCTGGCATTAATCTTGTACGTAAACCAGAGGAATACCACTCGTTTAATTGCTCTCTT